GCACCATATATAGTTATACTTATTGTATAAATTATAGGAGGTGCGACTTCATGTTCAGTATAGACAAAACACTAATTAATCCCAATATGCCGGTAACAGTGCGATTTTCTTCAGTCCTTTATGAATGGCTTAGGAACAAAGCAGACAAAGAGGAAATATCCTTTAATCAGATGGTTTTGCAGTGTTGTAAGTATGTGATGGATGAGGAAGAGAGAAACGCAGAAATAAAGGAAACAGGAGATTTGCACGAATGAGTATGGGAAATCTGGAGATAGGGGTATGTGATGATTCTCTGGAAGATTTAAAACGGATTCAAATAGCAATTTACAAAGCTGCGGAGAAATTAGGGGAGAGAGAATCCATCTCCATTCATTTATATAAAGATGGTATATCCATGTATAAGGATAGTCAAAGTCAAGGATTCAGTCTTGTATTTTTGGATTGGGAGATGCCAGAAATAGATGGATTTGATTTAGCAGGTCAGCTTTATTTAAAGAATCCACATTTGAAAGTCGTGTTTGTATCTAACTATGAAAGTATTGTATTTGATGCTTATGAATACATGCCATTGTGGTTCGTAAGGAAAAGCTCCTTGGAGCGGGATATGTTAAAAGCACTACAAAAATATTTAGGTATAACCACAAAAGTAAAGCTTCGTTATCGGATGAGAGATGGGTTTGGTATGAAGCATGTGCATTTAGAATCTGTTGTCTATGTCGAATGTAATGGTCATGCGCTTACAGTATGGATGAGGAATCAGACGTATCTTCAAATGTACGGAACCTTAAAGTCCATCGAGAATGAGTGGAAGGATTATGGTTTTGTAAGAATACATAAAAATTATTTGGTAAATGTAAAATCGATTGAAGAAGTAGGCGTTAGGACAGTTAGGCTGTTTAATGGCATGGAACTGGATATGGGAAAGAACAGAAGAAAAGAGATAACGGAAATAGTAAACCGATAGAAAGAGGGGGAGGAGCAAAATTACTGGTTATATTATAAATGCATTGTCATCGGTAATCGCATTGGAGTATATAAATCATGGATTTCAAAAAAAATATAAGGGAGTACAAGCGTTCTCTTTATGGATGGCAGGATTTTTGACATACTTTGTGACTGTAACATTGCTCAACCGATTTAGTAGATTTGAGGGGGTGATTGGACTACTCTACGGGGGAATTTTGTTTCTTTATAGTGTTGTAGCTTTAGAGGGAAAGCGGACAGATTTTTTAATCATTAGTCTTATGTGGGTAATTATTGCACTTGTCAGCTCATACATCATGTTTACATTCTTGGGAATTGCCACTGGAGAGGGTATTGGTGCACTTTTGAAGAACAGTGGGGATTTGCGGACATATTCTGCACTGGCAGCAGCAGCGTTAAAATTTTCACTTGGGCGTATTATACTGGCGGTTTATAAGAGAAGAAATAAGATAGCTGTGCAGCTGGAGGACTGGACTATGGCAGGGATGTTCTTCTTACTGTTTGTTTTAGCATTGGGGATGTTCCGTATGGAATCTGAAGAATTATCGCAGATGGAGCGTTATTCTTTATCATTGCAAATTATGGGGGTAATGTTTGCAATAACAGTTATTTTGAATATGTTTTATCGAATCTTGGATAAATACAGGAAAGAAAAACTGGAACGTGAATATCTTGATGAGGAACAGCACCTGCAGGCAGAACAGCTGAATGAATTGTATAAGATAGGAAGACAGGCAAATCACATGAAACATGATATGAAGATGAAATTGGATACGATTTCCCGTATTTTGGAAAAGGGAGAATATAAAGAAGCGGAATTGTGTATTAAAAGGTTGGGCTCTGAATGGGAAAATTGTCTGGAGGTTCCAACAGATACAGGAAATGAGGGTTTAAATGCGGCCCTCATGAAGGCAATGCAACGTTGTAAAGAAAAAAACATAAGTTTTCATTATGTAGTTTTTGGACAACCAGTAGAAATAGAAAGTATGGACATGGGAAGTCTGATTGATAATCTTCTAATGAATGGAATTGAAGCTTGTGAAGATATAGGTGGAAAAAGAGAGGTAGGGATTGTTATTAGAAAAGAAAATGGGGTTGTGGAGATAGAAGCTGAAAATACTATAAAACAATCCGTATTTTCCACTAATCCTGAAATGGTAAGTACAAAGAAAGATAGTCATAGGCATGGATTTGGTTTAGATACCATTCGTAAAATTGTTGAAATATATGATGGGCAATATTCTTTTTGGGAAGATCAGGGAGAAGATAGTCTTTGGTTTGTACAAAGCATTTATTTAAATATTCCTAAAACTGTATAACGAAATTTTGTAGCAAAAGAAAGGACGGGGGGATGACAGAGTAAACTGTACATAAATAAGATGTGTAGTGTGTTCCGAGAAATGGAGTGCCAGAAAGATATTTCTGGTACTCTGTTTTTTTATGGACTTTTGGTATATTGTGCTGCTTGTTATAGCTGTTGATAAATCATCTGAAAGTAAATAAAAGGTCTGTTTATGAGGTATTTTAACCTATTATGATAGGAATATTGAAAATCAGAAATCAGTTTCGTATAATCCGCAATTATCAAAGGATAAGAGCGTAGGGAAGAAATTTGAAAGCCCAACTGTAAGAGTGATCAATGGACAGACTGATTTTTTTAAACATTTTAATCAGATGAATTTGTCAAAGAGTTAAAACAACATAAGAAAGAATTTTGTGATAGCAGTAATGGATGTATATTTTATATCGTTTGTTATCGCTGAAAAGAACCTGCGACTTTCTTGTCATACGGTTCTTTTTTTATTGTGCAATAATTTAAATGAATTACGTTATGCCCGGGCACCTCCCTTTTCGATTTTGAAAACTTACAAAATCGGAAAGGAGAAAGCCAAAGATGGCAGAAAGAGAAAAATATTATATTGGATTGAACGGACAAATCTTTGAGGTCAGTAAGGAACTTTACGAGACATATTACAAAGGGCAGCGCAAGGAAAAATATTTTACCTATGATCTGAAGCAGGAACATACAAGAGTAGATAAGGAAACCGGAGAGATGATTGTCGTTCCCAGCAGAGAAGATTCCTACGAGCGGCTTTTGGAAGCAGAGAAGCAGTTTGCAGAGGAAGCGGAGGATGTAGAGGATGTGGCAGTTCGGGCGGTCATGCTGGAGAAACTGAACGAAGCCTTACATACACTTACAGACGAGGAGACAGCTATCATTCATGCTCTGTTCTATCAGGAAATCAGTGAGGTGGAACTGGCGAAAAAATTAGGAATAGCCAGAACAACCTTACAGTCAAGAAAATATAAGATATTAGAGAAACTGAGAAAATTATTGTAAAAAATAAATTTTTTTCGGCAGACCCCTTTACCTAGCGGCGAATTAGGTGAAGGGGTTTTCTTTTGTTTAAAAATATTCCCCTTTTACTGTACTTTGACAACTTCATATCTGTGCATCAGGCACACATCCGACCGGCCGGAGAGCCGGAAAGCACAAGTCAGGGTACGCCATGACGGATCAGTGTGAAAAGAACCGCACTATCCTGAGCGGGAACTACCTGTGGCTTTACTGCCCGTGGTGGGGCAGGATGCGATGATACCGGTCGGAGATAATGATACTTCCACGCCAGTGGCCCGCATAAGTGACGGGAAAATGCACACCCACGTTTGAGAAAGAATGTGGGCGGCTTTTATGATGCCTGCTTACCAGCAGGATGGCTGATGCACCTTTTTATAAAGCAGTAGAAATCATGGGCTGGATGGAAACTCATTTTTGTTAGTAAAAAGCCAAACCGATACCTTCCAGCCTATTCCTGTGCTGCTTTATGGCACTAAGAAATTTTAGGAGGCGTAACGATGGCAAAGAGTGCAGAAGAATTATTAATTTATTTATTTGATGAGATTTTACCGAAACATGGAATGAATCTGAGGGTAAAACAGAAAGAACTTTCTCTTGAAATGCTCCGGGCATTGCAGGAAAACAAATTGGCTTTATGTGAGGCGGAAGTGGGGACAGGAAAAACTCACGCATATATCCTTGCACTGACGGTACATAACATTTATTCAGATAAGAAGATTCCGGCAGTCATATCAACATCCACCATAGCCCTTCAGAAAGCATTGACAGAGGAATACATACCGCAGATATCCGGGATCCTTTTAGAACACCATGTAATTGACAAACCATTATCTTTTGTGGTGCGGAAAGGAAAACGGCATTATGTCTGTGACTCCAGATTGAAGATATATGAGACATCCATAAAAAATTTGCAGAGAGAAGTGGATGCCAATCTGATACTGGAACTGGCAAGGCTTGGGGAGCAGGAATTTGACAGGATTGATTTGGATGATGCCGTGCTGACACCCTATGTAAAAGGCAGAATCAACGTGTTTCGCTGTAATAAGTCATGTCCTTATTCGCTTTTATGCAGATTTATGAATTTTAAGAAAAAGTGCATGACGGATAGTTTTGATTTTCAGATTACGAACCATAATTATATCCTTGCCGATCTGATTGGACAGAAGCAGGGCAGAAAACCTCTTTTTCCGGGATATGGGGCAATGGTGTTTGATGAGTCCCACAAGCTGATAGATGCCGCAAGACAAATGTACAGCACAGTCTGGGACGAGCATGATGCGGAATTTATCGTGGGTTTGAGTGAAGTGAACAGAAGAACCACAGGCATGGATGAACTTACTGTATTGCGGAGTCAGCTTGCGGAATATAACAGACAGATATTTGACAGACTGGCGGGAGATTTAGCAGGAAACCACACCAGAGAGGGAAGCAGGATTGAAATAGTGATAGGTTCCATGGAAAAAATTTACATAAGGCACATGGCAAAGGCTTTAGAGCAGCTTCCCTTATCCTATCAGGAAAACAGCGGACAAAAAATGCGGATGCAGGGCCTGAAAAAGCGTTGTCAGGAGCTGACGGACAAGCTGACCGTATTTCTAAACAGCGGAAATGCAATCTGCTGGATGGAAAAAAGGGAGAACGGCAGGCTTGCCCTGTGTGCGGTTCCAATGGAACTGGAACAGGTTTTATTCCGTGACATCTGGAGCAGACCGATACCGGTTATTATTACGTCCGGCACAATGTCAGTCCGGGGTGATTTTGGGCACTTTAAGAGAATGACAGGGCTTTCCTTTGCAGCTTTATCAAGAATCATGGAAACCAGCAAGCCCTCACCCTTTGATTTTCAGAGTAACGGTCTGCTCTATATACCAGAGCGTATGCCGTTTCCGAATATCCGGGATGACAGATACATACAGGCGATCATGGAGGAAATAGTGCAGATAGTGTCTGCCACTCATGGGCATACCCTGATCCTTTTTACATCCTATTGGCTCATGGAGAGGGTGTTTTATGGTCTGAAGGAGCAGCTTTCTGATTATCCGCTGTTTCTCATGGGCAGAGGTAGACTGGATGTAATAAGTAGCTTTAGAAGAAGCGGAAACGGAGTGCTGTTTGCCAGTGACAGCGCCGGAGAGGGAATTGACCTTGCAGGGGATATCCTTTCCAGTCTGATCGTGGTAAAACTGCCATTTCCTGTGCCTGATCCGGTCATGGAATACCAGAGAAACCAGTATGAGGACTTTGATTTATACCGCAGGGACATCATTATCCCGGAAATGCTGATTAAGCTAAGGCAGTGGTTCGGGCGCGGCATCCGCCGGGAAAAGGACACGGCGGTATTTTCCATCTTAGACAGCAGGGCATCCCTGCGTGGCAGATACCGGGCGGAAATTCTGAATACTCTGCCGACCATGCCGGTCACGGACAGGCTCATGGATGTGGCAGACTTTATTATAAGGAAGAAAGCAGACAGTTATTTTATGGATAAGGAGAGGGAAGAAGAATGAAAATCGTATTGATCGTTGCGGGCGCTGTAGCAGGCGCCCTTGCTGTTGTGTTTCTGGCGGCCTGTATTGCAGTTGCCGGGGCTATAGAATGTATGAGAGCATTGGAAGAAATGACAGGGATGTAATGCTGTGGAAAATGTTATAGCATAGGACAATCCGGTAAAAGAATAGACTTAGATAGCAGCAGTGTTCATGCTGCATGGAAAGGAGAGAAGCCTTGGAACTGACAAAGGAAAGACTTGAAGAGATGGCTGCCGTGGATATAAGGACGGTAGATATTTCCACTCTGACCGATTTAAGGAACATAGAGATTGATACATCACTGCCTGTGGAAAAGAAGCTGGATGCGTTTGCAAGGCAGACGAACAATGTCTATGTCAACCGGATCGGTGATTATGTAGTTAAGGTCAGGTTCCAAAAAGACGGAGCCAGCATAGATGATAAAATGGCGGAATATCTGCAAAGGTTATCCGAAATTCATATTTGAAAAATTCATATTTGGATTGAAAAATCTGTTTATCTATGCTAACCTGATATCAGGACAAATCAGCGTAACTCCTGATCTTATGGAAAGGAAAAGCCACCGGCTTCCCCTAACTAATAAAAAGTCAGGAGTGATAGCATGAAAGAACAATCTAAATTCTTTGCCGCCATGTATCTGCGTCTTTCCAGAGATGACAATGTAAAGGCGGAGCATGATAGCAGCGCCATGGTAAATGGCGTATCTAAAGCCGAAAGCAACAGCATAGGAAGTCAGAGGGAGTTGATCCGTTCCTTTTTAAATGAACAGGAGGATATGGAACTCTATGACATCTATGTGGATGATGGTTTTTCAGGCAGTAATTTCGACAGACCAGAATTTAACAGAATGATGAAAGATATTGAAGCGGGCAGGGTAAATTGCGTGATTGTGAAGGATCTGTCCCGTTTTGGACGTGATTACATTGAGGCCGGGAGATATCTGGAAAAGATATTCCCGGCTCTTGGTGTGCGTTTCATTGCCTTAATTGATCATTACGACAGCATATCGGCAGACACCGGAGAACGCCAGATCGTGATTCCGGTCAAAAATTTTATCAATGATTCTTATTGCCGGGACATTTCCACCAAGGTAAAAAGCCAGCTCGCAGTGAAGCGGAAAGCCGGGGAATGTTTATCTTCTTTTGCTGTATATGGTTACCGTAAGTCCCCGGAGAATAAGAATAAGCTGGTGGTGGATGATTATGCGGCAGAGATAGTACGCAGGATATTCCGATGGAAGATCGAGGGAATGGCGGTGTCTGCCATTGCAAAGAAGCTGAACGAGCTGCACATTCTTTCACCGAAGGAATATAAAAAGTCTACGGGGCTTAACTACCGGGGAGGGTTTACCGGTGGCTCCGGTTCACAGTGGAGCAGTTCATCGGTAAAGCGTATCCTGACCAATGAAGTTTATCTGGGGCACCTGCTGCAGGGCAGGACAGAAAAAGTCAATTATAAGGTGAAAAAGAGTATTGAGAAACCAAAGGAAGAATGGGTGCGTGTGGAAAATACCCATGAGCCTATTATCTCAGACAGTGATTTTGAAGCGGTGCAGAATCTGCTAAAGGCGGACGGAAGAGTAAGCCCGGAAAGCAAAAGTTTAAGTCCGTTCATGGGACTTCTGTTCTGCGGGGACTGCGGCGAACAGATGGTGCGGCGCAGAGTCCGGTATAAGGAATCCGATAAGGTGTACTATATCTGTTCCACAAAAAACCGGGGCGAGGGATGCAGCCGCCACAGCATAGAGGAAAATACGTTAAAGGAACTGGTGGGCATTGCGGTCCGCAGGTATGCCAATGACTTTTTAGCGCAGAGCAAACTTTTTGAACAGGCGAAAGAAAGAGAGACGAATCTGGAAGCAGTTGCGGGATGCCAGAAGGAGCTTACACGGCTGAAACAGGAGCAGGATAAGTATTACGGTCTCTGCGCAGGACTCTATGACGATCTAAGGCAGAATGTCGTAACAAAGGAAGAATTTGAACGTCTGCATAAGGAGTTTCAGAGTAAGGCACAGGAACTGGAGAAAGCACAGGAACAACAGCAGAACCTGATACGGCGGATGCTGCAGAAGGGTGTAGTTAGTGCTTCAAGGCTGGCAAAATTTCAGGATTCCTTGAAACTTGCTGAAATTGACCGGCATACTTTAACGAGTCTGGTAAAGCGCATTTATGTGTACGAGGATAAAAGGCTTGAGATAGAGTTCTATTTTCAGGATGAATACCGGATCATGCAGGAATATGTCACTGCACTTTCGGGGCAGGAAAGCGGCAGGGAAAGGAGTGCATGAGTATGGGAAGAACATCAAAGAGGCAGTCAGCGGGAAAAGGTTCGGACACACCCGCGAGTGCTGCTAAGAATCAAAAGAGCAGGCAGTATAAGGCTGGTATTTATGCCAGACTCTCCGCAGATATAGACGAGAAAAAGAATGAATCAGTAGAGGTACAGATAGAGATTGCCAGGAAATTCATTGAGGAATGGAACGGGCAACATACGGATAAAATTGAAGTGTCAGATTGTTATATCGACTTGGGAAAGACGGGAACTAATTTTAACCGGGATGCGTTTCAGCGTCTGATGCAGGATGTCCGAATGGGAGACATTAACTGTGTGATTGTAAAAGACCTTTCCCGTTTTGGCAGAAATTATCTGGAAGCCGGAAATTATATAGAGAAGATTTTCCCGTTCCTTGGTGTGCGTTTCATAGCCGTGGCGGATGGCTTTGATACCGGAGCAGATGGCAATGAAACGAAACAGATGGTATCGGAAATCAAGAATCTGGTAAATGATATGTATGCCAAGGATTTTTCTGTAAAAGCAAAAGCTTCTCTGGCACAGAGAAGAAAAGAAGGCTCTTATGTGGGCGGTCCTGCACCTTATGGGTATCAGGCTGTCTGGGAGGGCAAAGTACGCAGGCTGATACCGGATGAAAATACGGCAGAGATTGTCAGATATATTTATAAGAAATTTATCGAAACGGAAAGCTATACGGCGGTTACGGATGACCTGAATATCCGTAAAATCAATCCACCGGCAGTGTATCATAAGACGGGAGAGGTCTACTGCCTGCCGGATGCAGTTTACAAGGGCTGGGATAAAGGCAGTGTGGAGCGAATTATTAAAAGTGACACTTACTCCGGCAGGCTGGTACAGGGAAAGACCAGCATTACTGCAAGAGATGAAAGTAACCGCATTCATAAGCCGGAAAATGACTGGGTGGTAAAGGAAGAAGCCCATGAGCCGTTAATCACGCCAGAGATTATGAAGGAGGCGGCCAGAGTAAGGAGGAAACTGCGGGAGCAGACAAAGAGCCACGCTCATCCAACGAAAGGCTGCCCTATCGGGGAAAATGTTTTTGACAAGGTGCTGTACTGCGGCGTATGCGGGCGGAAAATGACAAGACACAGCTATGTGAAGCACTATGCGGATGATAGTAAAAACCGCATGGATGGTTATTTTTGTATGAATGGCGGAGCAACCAAAACAGATAACTGTCCGTCCTCTAACCGTATCTCGAAAAGTGCGTTGACGGATATCCTTTTTGCACTGTTTGAAAAAGAATTTGATGTGGGCTTGAAAAAACAGAGAATGTATTTAGATACTGCAAGAGCAATCATCCGGCACAAAAAGCAGGAACTGGAGCAGAGCCTTCATGCCGTGGTCTGCACAAAGCTCCGGCTTGCAGAGGAAGAAAGCGGGAAGTATATGGCATACCGCATGGGCAATCTTTCACAGAAAGACTATGTGGAGTATAAGATGTGCAAAGAAAATAGGCTGCAGGACTTGGAGAAGCAGGAGAAGAACTTCAGAGAGCAGGAAGTAAGCCTTGAGCGTGACGGAGAAACCTATCTGAAAGCAGTCCGTGCATTGATAAAACTAAAGAATGAACAGGTACTTACCAGGGAGCTTATTGAATCGCTGATAGATAAAATCTATGTGTATCCGGGGAAAAGGGTGGAAGTCTTATTTACATACAGTGATGCACTGGTGGAAAGGCAGGTGAAAAAATGACAGACAGCAGGAAGATTGCAATCTATCTCCGCCTTTCCATAGAGGATGATGCCCTGGACGGTAAAGCTTCCACAGAGCAGCGGGAAAGCAACAGTATTTCCAATCAGCGGAAGATGCTTTTAGATCATATCAGTAATGACGCTGAATTAAGGGGACAGGAGGTTGCAGAATTTTGTGATGACGGTTTTTCCGGTACGAATATGGACAGACCGGGGCTGCAGGAGATGTTAAAACAGGTAAAGCAGAGTAAAATTAGTTGTATTCTGGTAAAGGATATGTCCCGGTTTGCAAGGGATTACATAGAACTGGGTGATTATCTCAACCAGATTTTCCCCTTTATGGGAGTGCGGTTCATTGCCGTAAATGACCATTATGACAGCAGGGAGCATGAAGGAAGTACCACCCCGCTAGATACTGCTTTCCAGACGCTTCTCTATGACCTTTACAGTAAGGATATATCGGTCAAAGTAAAAACATCATTTCAAAATAAATGTGCAAATGGGGAATATGTATTCGGACAGGTTCCTTTTGGCTATGCCAAGAGTGAAATTGAAAAAAATACGGTGATTGTCAATGAAAAGGAGGCAGAAATCGTCCGCCATATCTTTTCACTGGCAGAAGAGGGAATGGGAAGTACGCAGATAGCAAAAGAATTGATTGCGGAACACACGCCGACTATCACGCAGATGCGTTATCCTGAAAGGAAAATGACAAGGGAGCATCCTGCATGGAGCAATACGGCTGTGAGGGGAATCCTGAATAACCGTTTCTATCTAGGCGAAATGGCTTATGGCAAATCAGTCCGCAAATCTGTGGGAAGCAAAAACGGGATTGCTGTGCCAAAGGATGAGTGGAAAGTCATTACAGATCATCACGAGCCGTTAGTAACGCCGGAGATTTTTGCACTTGCGTCTGCTTACCGCCCGGAACAATCCACAAAAAGGAAACGTGAAAAGCATCCACTGACAGGGAAAATATACTGCGGCGGGTGTGGGTATTCGATCAACTATAAGCCGCAGAGCAGTAATGGCAAGATGCCGAACCATTTCTGGTGCAGGAAACATTCCCTGTTACAGATACCGGATTGCTGTACTTATTTTAGGGCAGACATTTTGGAAGAGATTGTGTTGACAGAATTGTACCGGGAGTTGATGCGCCGTGGAGACTTGATAAAACAGCGTAGGAGCCTTGAACAATTCCAGAAAGAAGAATGGAACAGACTGAATAAAGAACTGGGTAATTACCGGACGCAGTATCAGAGTTTGCAGACAGAGAAAGATACATTGTACGAAAGCTATGCTGTCAAGCAGATAGGAGCCGGAGAATACCGCAGCAGGGCGGATGGAATTGCTTTGCAGATGCAGGAGCTGTCATGTAAAATAGAAGAAACAGAACTTGCATTTGGTAGGCTTACGGAGGAATACAATCAACCGAAACAGGATATGAAAGAGATTATCCGGTTTTCTCAGATGGAAAAGCTGACGCAGGAAGCGGTGGATGTATTCATTAAAAAGGTTATCATATACAGGGATAAGAGAGTAGAGATTGAATGGAATTATGCTTTTGGGGAGGAATAAACTCCCCAAAGCAACTTGACACTAATTTACCATCAATTCACTCTGACTTGACACTAACTTACCATAACCCCAACGAAGTTATGCGGCTTTCAGCTATTTTGACTCAAAAAAGTTGTTGACATTAACTTGACATAAGAGGGGTATGGAACGCTGGATGTGTATGGAGCATTTGAGGATCTGCGGAGGTAGCGGACATTGGCTTTTCATTTTCCCTTCTGTGAAGTATAATAATATGTGGAAAAAACATTTTGCAGGCTTCCTGTGACAGTAAAATGGATCACAAGAGGTATGGAAATATTATAATTACGCAGGAGAAAAGAAAATTTTATGATAAAGATCGCGTTTTGTGATGATGATATGGAAGTGCTTCATCAGATGAACGAATTATTAGACCGCTACCGGGTAGAACGGAATGAGGATATTACCTATGCAGCATTCCAGAGTCCGTTTGAACTGCTGACGGAGATTGAGAAGGGCATAAGACCGGATATATTATTTCTCGATGTCGTGATGCCGGGGCAGAATGGCATGGATGTGGCAAAAGAGATCCGGCAGTATGACACGAATATGAAAATTATTTTTCTGACCTCATCCCCGGAGTTTGCGGTGGAATCTTATTCGGTTGGAGCTTATTTTTACCAGTTGAAACCGATCTGGGAGG